TCCATCATTTTGTCGCCACCAGCCCGAACCAGCCCGAACCAGCGCCAACTGGCCATGATCGACCGCGCTTGGAAACGATGGTGCCTGACCATGCCGGGTCACTAGCTGGGCTTGTGGGGGACATGGCAAAGAAGGTGCTGCAAATAGACCTGATGCCATGGCAACTGCATGCTCTTAAGGGGATGTTGGCAGTTGACGCTGATAACAAGTTTGTGCATCGCTCGAGCCTTGTGTCGGTTGCGCGTCAGAACGGTAAGACAACAATCATTCAGGCGCTTATTCTGTTTTGGCTTGTGGAGATGCCAAAGATACGTGGACAAAAGCAGACCGTGGTATCTGGCGCGCACAGACTCGATCTTGCGTGCTTGCTGTTTGATGATCTGTCACCAATCCTTGAGGAGTATTACGGCGCCAAGATCGTCAAGTCGTATGGCCGTTATCAGGCAACCATGCCAGACGGCAGCAAATGGTGGGTCAAAGCCTTAAAGCCAAACCAAGGTCACGGTATGAGCATTGACTTGGTAATCGTGGACGAACTCTTTGACGTCAACCCCGACTCTGTTGAAGGCGGTCTGTTGCCGGCACAGCGCGCACGAAAGAACCCGCTTGCTTGCTTCTTCTCTACTGCTGGCACGGAAGAATCGGTGTTGTTTCAGCGTTGGCGTGAGGCTGGCATTCGAGCCATTGACAAGGGTGAGCCGTCAACGATGTATATGGCGGAATGGTCTCCCGACCCAAGCCTTGACCCGTTGCACCCATCGTCATGGGCGTGGGGTAATCCTGCACTTGGCCACACTCTGGACATGGACACAATTAGGCAAGAATCAACAAACCCCGATCGCGCAAGTTTCTTACGGGCCAGTCTTAACCTTTGGGTCAGCGTTGTGCGCGGATGGATTGAGCCAGGGCGTTGGCCCTCATTGGAATACACAGGTGACGTGCCAAGCGGTGGAGTTGTGGCGATCGAATCTTCGCTGGACGACTCCCGATACAGCGCGACCAGATGCGTCAACCTGTCAGACGGTCGGGTGCTTGTCACCGTGGCATTCATTGCCGAGTCAATTACAGAGCTGTGGGAGAACGTACAGGAACTTGCCAAAGACCCCACGATCAGGTTTGCCCTGTCGCCGACCGTGGACGCCACATGCCCACCGAACATCGAGCGCCGCAGGGTCGTGGTCGGTTATGCGGAACTAGGACGCTTTACACCGCTTGCCAAAAACATGATCGCCGAAGCGCGACTGTTACACACAGGCGAAAAACTGCTTGCCGAACATGTCCAACGCGCTGTTGCCGTTCGCACCGACAACACGATCGTGCTATCAAGCAAGCGATCACCTGGCCCGATTGAGTTAGCGCGCACAATGGTCTGGGGAATTGGCATGTGTGCCCGTCCAGTCAACAGCGGAAAGCCCATGCTTGTCGCGGTAAATAACTAAGATAAACGCGGCGACCGCGCACCTTGCCTTTTGTCGGAATCGGATAAGTCATGCGCGGTTGCCACCAATGTGACAAAGTAGGAACATGGCGATCTTTAACAAAACCCGAAAAGCAGCAATAAGCCCAGCGCCTAGCGTGGCAGCTGCGGTCGCTGGCGGTTACACAAGTAACGCTGCTGGCGTAAGTATGATCGGCCAGTATTACAGTTACCAAGAAGGCGAAGCGCGCAATCGCGCAATCAGCGTTCCAACAATTAACCGCGCTCGAGATTTGATGGCATCTGTTATTGGCTCAATGCCGTTGCGCTCATACAACGAGTTTTGGAACGGCGAAGAAATGGAAAAGATCTACATTGCGCCACGTTCATGGATGCGCCGACCAGACCCAACCGTGTCCGCGCAATTTCTCTTTAGTTGGACACTTGATGACCTCATGATGTTTGGCAGAGCGTTTTGGTACATCACATCGCGCACCGCTGACGGCTACCCTGCCACGTTTACCCGACTACCAGCAGGATCAATTACCACGACCGACATGGTTGGCCCTGTGTGGTTTGCCCCGTCCAAAGAAGTTTATTTTAACGGTGGCATGCTTGACCCAGCAAACCTTGTGCAATTCTTGTCACCCGCACAAGGCATTATTTACTCGGCGCCTGGCGCGATAGAAACCGCGCTTAAACTTGAAGCAGCGCGCAATCGCAACGCATCATCAAGTATTCCTGCTGGCGTGCTTAAGCAAACTGGTGGCGAACCATTGAGCGCGCAAGAGTTGGCTGATTTGGCTAGCGCGTTTAACGCCGCTCGAGCAACCAATCAGACCGCAGCGCTTAACGAGTATTTGACATACACGGAAACAAACAGCACCCCAGACAAGATGTTGCTAATTGAGGCAAGTCAGTACCAAAGTCTTGAGATGTCCAGGCTCGCCAATACACCCCCATATCTTGTCGGAGTCGCTACGGGCGCGTACAGTTACCAGTCATCACAGCAAGCGCGCGCAGACTTGTATTTGTTTGGTGTGAAACTGTATGCCGATGCAATCGCTGGTGCGCTGTCAATGGACAACGTTCTACCGCGCGGAACTTATGTTGAGTTTGACGCTAAAGAATACCTAGAAGAAAACTTTATGGCCGATCAAATGGACGACCGTGAAGAAGTCGTAAGAGAAAACACACAAGAGGAGTTAGCACGATGATCAAGTTAATTGCAGGAGATTTTACAATTGACGCCGCAAAGGGTGATGCCCCACGCCGCACCATTTCGGGAACCGCTGTTCCGTACAACGTGCCGGCAGTAGTTTCAGACGGTACAGCTGTGATTTTCCGTCCTGGCTCATTGCCGGTTGAAGGCAAAGCGCCACGCCTGTTCATGTATCACCAAGCCGATATGCCAGTCGGCATCGTGCTGGAAAGAGTGTCAACCGATGACGCGATGCTGTTTACTGCCAAGATCAGCGCAACGACCCTAGGCAATGACGCGTTGGTTATGGCCTTAGACGGCACCATTGACCAAGTATCGGTCGGCGTAAACCCAACCAAGTTCTCGTATGACGAAGAAGGCACAATGATCATCGAATCAGCCGACTGGATGGAATTATCCCTAGTTCCGATCGGCGCTTTCGGCGATGCAGCAAACATCACCAAAGTCGCAGCGAGTATCCACCAAGAGCCCGAAGAAGTAGTGTTAAATGAAGAAGTAACCCCAGTAGAGGAGAAACCAGAAATGTCCGAAATCAACGAAACCGCAGTCGAGGCAACCATCCCTACTGCACCAATTTACGCACAGGCTAAGCGCAAGTTTGATTTGCCAACACCAGGCGAATACCTCGCAGCAATGCACATCGGCGGAGAAACATTCCGCAACGTTGCAGCAGCCGCACGCGAGTTCGCATTGTCAAAGCAATCAGCACTTCAAGCAGCTGCAGGCGATGTGCTCACAACCGATACACCTGGTCTTTTGCCAGTACCAGTCCTTGGGCCAGTATTTGAGGACTTGAACTACATCCGTCCAGTAGTAACGGCAGTAGGCGCTCGCGCGATGCCAGACGGCGGACAATCAAAGACATGGATCCGCCCAACTTGGACGACCCACACGTCGGTAGGTTCACAGTCACCTGAACTTTCAGGAGTGTCAGCAACTACCCCAGTAATCGCATCAAACGTTGTTAGCAAAACCACACTTGCAGGTCAGGTCACTTTGTCGGTACAAGACATCGACTTCACTTCACCTGCGGCAATGGAAATCATTTTGCGAGACCTCGCAGGCCAGTACATGATTCAATCGGATGCAGTCGCATGTAACGCAATTCTTGCTGGCGACACAGCATCAGGTTCAACTTGGACAGTAACCGCAAACGATCCAACCAGTTTGATCGCAGCGCTTTACGATGCAGCAACCGACATCCTGCAAGCAACCAACTTCCTGCCTGACCACATTTTCGTCAGTTCCGATGTCTGGAAAAAACTGGGCAGCCAGTTGGACGCAGACAAGCGACCTATTTTCCCGTATGCCGGCGCTGCTGGATTGATGGGCGTTAACGGATTGGGCACAGCAAACGTGACACAAATGAACACGTTTAATCCATTGGGATTGAACCTAGTTGTGGATCGTGCGTTTAGCGAAAACACGATGGTCGTTGCTCGAGGCGCTGCAATTGAGTTCTACGAGCAAGTGCGTGGAATCATGTCGGTAGAAGTACCTGCAACCTTGGGTCGCACATTCTCCTACTACGGTTACGTCTCAACCTTTATCGCAGACGGCGATCAGGTTAAGTCAATCGCAATCGCTTAGTCGAGAGCGGAATAACCGCTCATGGCTACATACACAGTTACCAACAAGTATCTGATTGATGACTTCGCCGTACTGCAACTCCTGACCCCCAGCGAGATTGCAGTCGGCCAGTCAATCACGGTCGCAGGCGTTGACGCCACATTTAACGGCACTTACTCTGTGCGCGCATTGCCACAATATTTGTTTATTGGCGTTGATACCGAAGGCGATCTGCTCTACGACTATCAGATGCCAATTGCCGATCAGGTGCTCTATGTTAAAGTTGCCGACAATGTTGAGCGCACCGCAGCGTCTGGAACCGTGTCCTACGACCCTGTGTGCACGTGGGTATCAACCAGCCAAGTCGCAACATACTTGGGAATAAACATTCCAAACCCATCGGACGACTTCACATTGCTCACGCAATCGGTGTCAGCAGGTAACCAGTTCTGTTATCGCAGGCGTCAGGAATCGGGCTATATAGACTCCCTAACGACCTCGCCAGGCGGTGACGCAACATTAGGCACTTTGATGTATTGCGCCGCTTTGTGGCGTTCTAGGGGCTCAATAGAGGCAACGTACGCCACGTTTGACGGCATGGGTTCAGCACCACAGCAAAGCCTGACCCCGATCGTCAAGCAGCTGCTTGGCATCCCCCGTCCAGCGGT